TAAAACAGGGGAAAAACAGGGAAGTAGGTTATAAGAAACCACCTGTAGGAAAGCGATTTAAGAAAGGGACTTCAGGTAACCCTAATGGTAGACCTAAATCAGGCTTTGCCCTTAATGAGTATATAACTGAATTAGCTAATATCCCAGTAGGTAGATCAAAGAAAACTATGCTAGAAGCAGTAGTAGCGAAGGTATATGAAGAAGCATTAAATGGAAACATGACTGCTGTTGCATATCTTTCTGACAGAATCTTAGGGAAACCGAATCAATCTATAGGAATTAAAGATACAACAGATGAACCTATAAAGGTGTTTGACTTAGATGAAGTGGAAAATTGATGGCAAGAGAAGGGAAATCCTTAACGATCCATCAAGATATAAGATTGTTTCAAGTGGTAGAAGGTTTGGTAAATCATATTTTAGTGTCTTATTTTTACTTAATAAACCTTTGGAAGCAAATGAGAGAAGATGGATTGTCTTTCCTACATACAGACAAGCTAAGATGGTATCTTGGAATCTTCTCAAAAGCATTTTTGCAAACAAACAAGCAACTATCAATGAAACTGAATTATCAATCACACTTGATAATGGTGCAAAGATTGAACTTAAAGGGGCAGACAAACCCGACTCACTTCGAGGGGTATCTACAACGATGGTAGTAATGGACGAATATGCTTTCATGAAAGAGAATGTTTGGGGAGAGATTATACAACCTACACTAGCAGAATCAAGAGGTGAAGCATTGTTTGTAGGAACTCCAAGTGGATTAAACCACTTCTATGATCTGTTCGTTAAAGGACAATCAGATAATGGAGATTATAAGAGTTGGCAGTTCACCACATTAGATGGTGGCTTTATTTCTAAAGAAGAAGTAGAGAATGCCAAAAAGAATTTAGATAAGCGAACATTCCAACAAGAGTATGAAGCATCATTCTTAACTGCAGCAAATAGATGTGCTTATAACTTTAGTAGAGATATCCATTGTAGAGTAATGGAAAAAAGTCCAAGAATGTTTTGGGGAATTGACTTTGGGGTAGCATCATATATGACTGCAATCCTAATGTGCGAGAATACAGCAGGGGAAGTCTATGTATTTGATGAGATTGGGTTACAGAATAGCAATACTTTTGAATTGGCTAAACTTATGCAGCTTAAAGGTAGGGGCTTACCAGTATATCCTGATCCAGCAGGTAAGGCAAGAACTTCTAATAGCACAAAGTCAGACCATAAGATATTGCAAGAAGCAGGGTTTACTGTAATAGCTAAGAAAGCTAATCCTACACAGAAGGACAGAATGAATGCTTTGAATAGAATGTTAGAAGATGCTACTGGGAAACATAAGCTATTTATTAATCCTAAATGCACTAAGACTATAAGAGATTTAGAACTATGCACACTAGAGAATGGACAGATGTTAAAGACTGAAACCTTATCTCACTTTTTAGATGGATTAATGTATCCTATTGAATACCGATATGGATTCAAGGGACAAGCAAAGGCAATACAATGGTAATGTTTTTATTAGGATTATGTGTAGGAATTATTTTAAGCATGACAGGTGCTATGATGTGGGGACATCGATTAAGTATAAAAGAGGACGAATTAAATCAACAACTAATCAAGGACTTCCAAGATAAATATATGGAAACCGAAGAACAGAAATTTTATAAAAGGTACGAAACATGATAATTTATAATTTAACAGAACAGATGCTACATAAGCTATTGATGGAAACAATAGAAGAAGGTTACGATAATCAGATGGAAGAAAGAGAACGATTATTGGACTACTATGAAGGGGTAAACTTAGAACAAGATCTAAAACAATACTTCGATAGTGAATCCTTATCTGCTATTCCACCAATGTATATAAACCTTGTAAGAAACATTATAAGTCGTAGAGCATTGGTATATCAACAACAACCAGTACGATTCAATGATAAGTATAACGATGTCATAGGGGACTTTGATTCGTTCATGAAACAATTTGAGCAACTGACTTATCTCTTAGGTACTGAAGCACTCTATACTCATTGGGACGAGTCTGAAAAAAAACTAAAGTATAGACCAATCCATTTCTTTGTGCCATTCTTTAAACCAAATGAAGATGAGCCATTTGCTATTATGTATCAGGCAGAAAGCCAACTACAAGCACGATCAGAAGATGCACAGTATATGTTTTGGAGTAAAGACACAGAAGATATGGAAGGGAAACACTTTATGATTAGCAGTAGAGGTAAGATTACTTCTATTGTAGATGGAGATAGAAACCCTTATGGAGATGTTATTCCATTTACTATTGGACATAGACATCTATACACTAGAGATTTCTTTAGAGAAGGTGCATCAGACTTAGTAGATGGTATGAGAAGTATTAACATTATGCTTACCGAACTTGCTTTACATGGACGATTCCAATTAGGACAACCAGTATTTACTGGATTAGATACCGAACAACGAATCACTATGGGGCAAGATAAGGCATTAGTGCTACCTGAAGGGGCTAACTTTAGTTATGCAACACCGAATGCCAATGTCCAAGCCATGATTGATTCTACCAAGTATATGGTAGATAGTATTGCACAAGCAAACAATGTCAGAATTAACTGGACAAACAAAGGACAAGAGTCAGGGCTATCTAAGAAGATGAGTGAGATTGATCTACAAGATGCCCTAAGAAGTGATATAGAACAAATCTATAGACCCTTTGAGAAACAACAATTTAGAATTGCACAACGAATCTGTGAAGTATCAGGTGGCATTCAGTTAGGGGATCAGTTTAGTATAGACTTTACTGAACGAGAAGTGCCAATGAGTAGTGATGAAGAAATTAAATACTATGACTGGGCATTTAAGAACAACCTAGAAACAAGAAAGAGTTATCTACGAAAGAAGAATCCTGACTTACAAGATAGTGAGATAGAAGGTATTGTAGAGCAGATAGATTCTGAAGCACCACAAGAAGCAAACGAAACACAATCAATTATTGATAGAATAGGAAAGCAAGTTGGCTAATTTAGATTTCTATAATAAAGAGATAGCTAATATACAAGAACAGTTACTAGATAAGCTAGATAACCTAGTAGTAGGATTAGGTAGTATAACTGATACCGAACTAATGCAGATTGCTAAACAGATAGATTTCTTTGCAGAAATGGAAACATTAGGCTTTACCAAGCTAATGAATAGAGTAGGTAAAACCTTTGATGATGAAATAGCAAGAGTATTTACTGAACTATCTAAAAGAGAATTAGGTAAAGTATCTGTAGCAAGTATTGAAACATTAAGAGAACTAAAGAACTTTGAGATGACTTATTTGACAAATGGAGTAAGACAATATTCGGATCAACTAAAGACTGCGATGCTAAGAGGTATCATTACTGGTGAAACCAATGCACAGATTATGGCAGGACTACAAACTGGATTTGGTGTAGGAACTTTTATTAGTAGTAGTGAAACATCTTTCTTAATTAACGATGCCTTCTCACGATTCAGTAATACATCAAGAGCCAAAGCATTTAAAGAGTTCCCTGAAATAAAGTTTCAATATGTTGGAGTAAGCGATAACAAGACAAGAGAAGTATGTCAACGAGCATTACAAGAGCCACCATTGACTATAGAAGAAATCAATAGTTTAGGGTATGTAGATTTTGGTAGTAGAGGTGGATATAATTGTAGACACGATTGGATTAGAGTGTGAGAATAGATCAAGTAGTTAAACCAAACTCTAAGGTAATGTCTAAGTTAGCACAAGATGCGATTGATAAGATTACACTTGATGCAAGTAAAGGGAAGTTCCAAAATGGTAAGAGTGGATTCCAATATTCAAATAAAGGTGCAGGTATAGGATTTATAACATTCAAAAAAGGCAATAAGAAATGGGTAGCAAATATTGATAGTTACAAGAATCGTAAAGCAGCAGGTATGAAATACTCAAATGGACAAAAGGTCAAAGGGTATGAAAATCAATCTACAGACACAACTACATCATTTGTCAATATGAGATTGACTGGGAGAACTCTACGAGGTATGAGAGCATCAGGAAAGACTGATACTGCAATCATTACTTATGATAGAGGTGAGATAGTATTAGGTAATGAGAAACGAGGATATGACATCTACGATTTATCTAATAAGAATAAAGAATTTATAGCCGACAGATTCGGCAAAGAACTTTTGGATAGAAACATTAAAAAGTATGTATCCAAAACTACGATAATAAAATAGGAGGGCAGTATGTCCGAAGAAACAGTAATAGTAGAAGAACAAGCAGTAGCAGAAACTCCTACACAGGAAGTAAGTAATGAAGTTGGAAACTTAATTGCAGAAAGCAAGAAGTACCGACAAAGAAGCCAATCAGCAGAAGCCGAGTTGAATGAACTCAAAGAAAACCTCAAACTTCAGGAAACAAAACAACTTGAAGAAAAAGAGGAGTTTAAATCTTTGTATGAAGGACTAAAGATAGAAAACGAGAAGTTAAAGCCAATCGTAGAAAACTTTGAAATCCAAGAAAAACAAAGACGAGAACATCTGCTGTCCCAACTTTCAGATGATGATCAAGATATATACCAAGACCTCACAACAATTAAGTTGGAAAAGCACATTGAAAGACTGGGAAAGAGTAAAGTGCAAATATCTGATGCTAAAGAAGTTACTTCTAGTGGCAAGTTCGCTTCAAATACGAAGTGGGCAGATTTATCTCAAAAGGATAGAGAAGCTGCAAAGAAGAATCCAACTCTTTGGAAACAGATAGTAGAGGGGTATGCTAAAAACTAATCGAAGGAGATTAAAATGGCTGATGGAAATGTAACAATAACAACTGCTGCTAAATAAAATTGGCTGCAATAAATCGCTGAATTAAGCTGGAAACCTAAACCGAAAGGCAAGGCAATCAGAACCGAAGGACAATTAAAGATTGTTCAGGGGCAGAGCATAGAAGTTGAAAAGATATAATACTTCCAAGAGGCAGCGACACAGAAAGGTTTGCCAACCTTATAGTGAAAAGATATGCCGAACTTTATTGAAAAATAAAGAAGTAAGAGATAAAAAGCTTTTACGATAACATTTGAATTTTATACCTGAAATGTGGAGAGATGCTATTCTTGACTATGCAGAACGAAAATTCGTTCTTCGTAACCAAGTATCAGACTTCTCATCTATGTTAGCAGGTGGTGGCGACATACTTAACATACCGAAAGTAGCAGAAGATACTGCTGCTGCTAAGTCTGCAGGAAGTGCAGTAACTTATCAAAACAACACAGATGGTGTAATTCAACTTGCAGTT